CCATGCGAACAGATTTGCCAGCAGCATCTGTTTCTACAACAAGACGACCGCCACGGTCAAATACTTGTGCCCCTGCGGTACCTACACGTGCAGCTTTAACTACCTTGCCTGCAGCAAGAGTTGGATCTAAAAAAGAAAAACCAAGATCGGAAACACCAGAGAAAAATTCTGGTAATCCATGCCCATAAAATTGTTTTACTTGCTCTGGATTATTCCATTGAATTTTATCTGAACCCTGCATACCAGGAACTAAAGCACCAATATCACCAATAAGTGCTTGACCTGGGGAAATATTACGTTTCCATTTATCGTAAGGCTCTGTGTAACCAAGGTCATTTACACCAGGGGTAGCAACGGTACGGGCATCATTAAAGCCCGCCTTCATGCGTTCCCATTCAGACATACCTGCTGTTTCTTTGCGGTATTCTGGGTTTACATCAAGTAATCCACCAACAACTGCTGGAGCTACATAGTTTCGGAAAGGAACTGCCGCTGCTTCAAGTGCTGGTTTAACAACAGGTAAATTTGCAATAGCACCCAATGGTGCAATCTTTGAAGATACCTCTGTTGTTGCAGCATCTTTAATTGTATTAAAAATTTTATGAACATCGCCATTGTCGTTCTTTACACCATTGGCTACATCCCAAATAAACTTTGGTGTAGCAGTGGCAGATCTACCAACGGATTTGACAATGTTTCCCAAATCGTCAAAGAAACTCAAATCATGCTCCGCAACTGGCGAATAATGTTACGAGTCTCAGCAGAAGTATGTGGCTGGTCAGCAACAAAATTTAACGCTGGCAAGTATGACGCTAATCGCGCTTGCCAAGCCTTATCGGCCTGTAAGTTTGGAATGTTTAAACCAAGTGATGCCATACCTGGTCCTGGACCAATATCTGCCCCAGAAGTAATTGGTTCATTTGGTCGTTGTGTTGGTGCGTTTAAAGGTACTACAGGTTGCATTTCTGGCATTTGCTGTGGCTTTTTTCCTCCAACGGCCATGCCTGAAGGAACAGGGGAAGTTAATGGTGATGCTTCCATAGAGGCTGCACCTTGTGTAGCCATTAACTCTTGCCCCTGCCCATAAGGTAAACCAGAAATATACTGTGCTGCCTGTGTGCTACCTGGACCACCATCGGTACGTTGGGACAAAGCCCCTGGGCCTGAAACTGGTGCTGGACTTGATGGACGTTGATATCCTCCACTAGCCATGTTTCTACCGCCTTTTTATTTTAATCCGAATGATTTACCAAGCAGCCCAAAAAGCACTTCTGGACATTTATTTATTTAATTAGAACTTCTGTACTTTACCAGCATTGGTGCCTGAGCCACCCTTGCCTGCAGGAACGTAACCAAATTTGATTTCGCTCTTACCTGGCTTCTTAACACCGCCAGGTGCTGCCTGTACCTTTGCACCCTGAACTGGTGCCTTACCTGAACCACCCTGATTGGCTGGTTTCTTACCTGATCCGAAAGCCATTATTTTCTCCTTAACCTGCTGGGATCGATCTAACTACACTCGCTGCTAACGAGGGATTTCCTCCCCGACCGATGCCAGCGAGAAGTTGTTGCATTGCAGGGCGACCGCCTGGTCCCATACCTGCCTGTCCTGGTACAATAGAAGGTGCCATACCAGTACGAGGATTTAACTCCGTACCACCAGGACCTCCAGGTGCTTGAGGCATTCCAGGTGCGCCTGTTTCTCCAGGTTGTCCTGGCATACCAGGCTGCTCTGGAGTTGGTTCAGGTGCGAACGCCTGCATTACAACCTCTTCTAAAGCGCCACCCTTGAGTCTACCCTCAATAACATTGGCAATGCGCTTTAAGATTTCACCAGGATCTTGCCCATTTTGAGCAAGGATTGGAATAGCCTGAGCATATCCATTGACAGCTTGTAGCAAACCATCACGAAGTTGTTCAATTTCTAACTTCTGTTCTTCAAGTGTAACGTTAACTTCCCAAGGCATTTGGCGGCGAAGGAAATCACGGGAGATGAGTTTATCTCCACGTGCCTGTAGACCAAAGACCAAAGCCTGATTAGGGTTAAGTCCAGCCATCAAACCGTAAGTCACATCTACGATGTGCTCACCAGCAATGTCTTTGTTTGGTGTGTAGGTTATTTCGTATGGTGATCCAGCATCTACGCCACGAACAGTCTTGGTAACATTACCAAACATTTTCTCATCAACGTCAAAGCATAGAGCCATAACATCTTTAAGTGCAACAGCAAGAACTTGCTGGGCAGTTTTAACCTGTGTATCGAATCCACCCATAAGGGCTTCAACACCACGACCAGTAACAATAGATCCTTGTACAGAACCTGAGCGACCTTCAGGGTAACGCGAGCCAACTCGCATTTCCTGATCTAATGCTGCAGATTCTTGGAACAAACCTGGAGGAACGTTAAGATCTACGCGGCGAATCTTCTCTGGGGAAGCCGAACGAATAGTAGCATCAGGACCAATTTCCAAGATGTTAACATCTGCTGGCAATGCGTATGGTGCTTGTACAGATTTTTGTGCAGCTTCAAGGCTAAGAGTAGCAAAGCGCGAACGCGCTACCTGTACCCACAGTACATCATCAAATTGACCACGCATGGTTTCATCAGTGTCTACACCTGGGCGTACAGCAGTAACTACCATGATCTTGCCGATTGGATTAGGAATCTGGGCTAGTACATAGTTTGCGCGACCTGGAAGATAAAGCATAGTCATGTCTTTATCGTGGTAACGGTACATTTCTAGGGTAGCGTTCTGGCCACCTTCACGGTAGTTACCGCGAATTACTGGTGCATGTTCTGGGAACTCTGCACATAAATCTTCAACAGTCTTAAGGTAACGCTTGGTGTAAGAAACTAAACGACCAAAGCGATCGTAGTCTGGGTATGCACCAATAGGATTATCTACACGAATGATAGGGGTCTTAAGTTCATGGTCAATTTCAATAATGAATGGAACCATGCCAAAAGTTATGTAGCGGTCAGCGCCGCTAAACATCTGGGTCTGTAGGCGTGATTGGTCGCGGTATCCCGCTACAATCATGGTGCGCTTGTCAGCTTTAGTGCGAGCACGATCTGAAACAGTATTAGTAGAATTGCAGTTCATTGCTGGTAGCGGAGCAATTACTTCAGAGATGTCACGGGCAGCCGTATCAATAAAGTTAGCCACAAGTGGTTTAGGATAGTCATCTGGAAATAGTCCAGGGAAAACCTTATTGATGTTACCCTTACGAACTTCCAGAACATCCGACCAGCGTTGATCGCGCTCTGCGGCTTTGCGGCGCAGGTATGAAACCCGCGAAGCGATGTGCGCTACATCAGTCATTTATAACCTTCCCGCAGCAATACGTTGAATGTTTGCGTACTCTTCCAGATCCACAGTTTGGCGCTTTGCCAAATCTCGTGGAGTTGCAAACCTATTCTTGACGAATGTTTGCCCATGCGTCCCCATCTGGTTCACATAATCTCTTATTTGCGTTTCAACAAACCATAAAGCCATAGGGCCATCCTGTTTGTTCTTGGTCCCAGGGGACCAGGTAATCAACTGCTCAATAAGAGCTTTGACACCTTCGTTATCACTTCTAGGTAACTCCAGCAGGGATGTACCTTTAATAAATTTTCCAGCTTGATCTGTTTGCCCAAACAATGGGCCAAGAGAAGCAACACCATACTCTAGGTCCATCTTGTTGTTACCTGTGTAATGGCTAACTAGTCGGACACCTCGAGAAGCGAGGAATCCGTTAATTGCTTCATCCTGAGTTAAGAATAGCTGGAAAGCATTCTTTTCAATAACCCAGGCTTGTGGCTTGTACTTGTCAGTCCAAGTCATAATAAGTTCACGAATACGTTGCGGTGTGGGTGCGGGCATACGTGACGCATCAAGTAAATACCGTTTTTTTGTCGTTCTATCAGCCGACACCACAACACCGAACGTGTCACCCGACATTGCAGGATCTAGTCCACACACTGTATAGAAACCCGTGGTTTCTTTCGGATGACCTACGGCTCCCGCAATAAACGGACCGCAAGCTCTCATACCATTTACAGAACCCCGAACTGTTTCAGGGGAGAATACAGACTCGGACTGAACGTCCTGCTGTTGGTAAACCATTGCCCAAGTTTTAGGATCTAGTAATCCTCTTCGTTGCTTAAGTCTAGTTCCATCCCATCTAGGATAGAACCCACTTTCATCAGGTTCAGCCAGATCGTTTGCCCAAGGGCGATCCGAATGCGGCCAAAGAGTCGCCCACTTGGAAGGCTCATCATCAAACTCCAAAACGGCTGGCATAGCCAAGTAAGTCCAGGGGGACTCACCTTCTGGATAACGGTCGGGATTACGGATCTCGCGGTATAAGTCCACAGGATCTACACGGGTACCTACTACAAGGATTTTACCTGTAGGTCCTACACGTGTTAGAACTTCCTGCTGGATCCATCGGATTTGCTTTTCATACTCATTAGCATTTGATAAAGTGACTGTGTCATCGAGGATGATGAGATCTGCACGTGCGCCGTAGATCTGCCCACCAATACCCAGAGCTTGAAGTGTCGGGTCTTTTTCACCTGAATCTCGCTCAAGATAAATTGCATCCGCAGTCCACTTATCTGAAGTTGCTTTGAAACCATCAGCAGGAGCGTAACGTCTTTGGAGTTCCGAGTATGAAGGGGAGGTAAGGCGCTGCTTAACAGCATATAAGAACTCCTTGGCCATTTCCCGAGTCTTAGAAACTACCTTGATACGGATGTTAGGATCTGTACAAATACGGTAAGTAATGTAGTCAATCGAGACCGTCATAGACTTAGCGTGTTCTGGAGGCATGTTGACTAGCACATACTGCGGCAATCCTGCCTCGTATGTCATAGCATCATGAACCCAACGGGGAGGCCTGTTTTCAATTAGGTCAATAACATTTAACTGATGATTAAAGGTGGCCGAGTTTAAATACTTGGTACGGAAGTCCTCAAAGGAGATCTCTCTGTCTTCATCCGCGATATGGCCTTTACGTTGCTGAACAGCCCGTAATAATTTAACAGCCCGAGAAAACTCAGGGTCAGACTGTAGGTAGTAGTAGTAAGACTTCTCAGACTTGTTCACAGCGATACAAGCATCCGCTACGGAAAACCCGTCTTGGAGCAACTGGAGTAGTCTTTCCTTAGCTGCGTCAGCAGTCATAGTGCTTACCGTACGGTGAGAAGAATTTCTCTTCGGTGTAGACATCTAGACTCCTGGTCTTCGACTCCTAGGAGAAGCCAGTTTGGTAGTAGTCCTAGAATAAAACATTAGTAGTTAAAAACCATCATTACACAACTTGCGAATGCTCTTCGAGCAAGTTGTTTGTTCGTTCCGCTTTAGCTCCACGAACCGAAGTAACAACGTAGGTTCGGGGCTTCTTAACGGGCGAAGCCCCTCACTAATACTAAGGGGGGGAAATGTATGCTTTACCACGCTATTTTTAAAAAAAGTTTTATAACAGTTTGGTAACAGGCAATAAACCTTTATAAATAAAGAAAAAACTAAGCAGCCACTTTAGAAAAAATATTTCACTGGATAGTAAGTAAGTAACCCCGCGTGTCTTTAAAATGGGTGGGTCAAACATTGTTCAAGTCTGGCTAATGTTGCCAAAGCAATTTCTTTTAGTGTCATTAGTGATCCATCTCCAATAGAAACCCCGTCTAGATTTTGTTTTAAAAGGGCTTAGGGATTGTTTGTACCAGTAGTTGGCTCTCGTATTGACGTGGACTATCTAAGGCAAGGCAAGCCAATCGGCGAACTATCTGTCAGGGTAGCTAAGGGCAGATAGCTTGAAATTATGACAAAATAATCTTTACTAAATGTTTACCTAATGTTAACCTAAATTGGTAAAGATCATTGGCTAGCGGTAGTAGAGTCTTACTAGTAGCTAATAACGGCTACCAATAAAAGCTCAAGATAGGGATAAATTATGAGTACTTATACAACCAACCTAAGCTCTACTAATTGGAGCATTAAGCGCATAAGCGAAAGACTAGATATGCTTAAGGCAGACTTAGAGAGTGGCGATACAACTAGAGCTCTGGGGCAGGCATTAGATATATTGGATACGGCCACTAATTTAGTGGAGCGTACGCGAGAGCTACGCGATAGTGCGCGCGGGGTAGCCAATGTTTAATAAATGGAATTGGACACCTAGGGCCTACCGCCTAGCCGATAACCTAATCGCAAGCGCGTGCCTGATTATGTGCGCGGGCTTGATCGTGCTAATGTTTTGGGTGGGCACTAATTAACCTAGTCGAGAGTATGGCGCACGGGCTTAACCCGTGCTCCGTATCCGCAACTAGGCGGGCAATTATTAGTGATAGGAAACTAATACAATGGCTAAATTGCAAGATTACGAACTAGAAGAACTTTACAAAGATGACATCAATAATACCGTAGAGATGATAAACATTTGGGGTATGCAATACGAACCCGCAACAGTCTTAAAAGAATGCGACCCTATCGCCTACCGTGTCGGATTTCACGATTGGTTAGATGCTCAAGATGATTGTGAAGATTGCGACCTTAATCCTATCGAATGCACTTGTGAGGCTTAGTAATTGGATAGTGGCGCACGGGTTTAGCTTTTGCCCGTGCCCCGCTATCTGGTCACTAGGACTGGAAACTTAAGCCATAGGAGGGCTTTATTATGAAAGCAACACTAAACGCAAGTCAATTCGTAGCACTATTAAGCGGGGCTAGTGCGGGAATTAGCACGGCTAAGGACACTAAGGGCGTAGCGGTGCTTAATGTAGTACGTCTCGAGGGTAGCGACGGAAAGATTACGGCGGTGGCTACCGATAGGTACGTTATGGCGCGGGGCACTATCGCGGGGCTATCCGATAACGGCGCGGGCGTAATAAATCTAACGGCTAACAATATTAAGATAATCGCGCAAGTGCTTAAGCCTCTCAAGTCACGCGAGATTACAATTACGTTAGGCGATAGCCTGACCATTGAGGGCGGGGCAAGTCTAATCGTGCCTAATTCGGCGGTATTGGAGAATTACCCCGATATTAATAAACTAATTCCGACAGAATTTAGCGGGGTAGATAGCGACGGTATTATTCTTGACCCTGCCGTTATTACTAAGGCTAGTAAGGTTACCCCTGCCCGTATCTTGTGGCGTTTCAATGGCGGGCTAAAGTCTATGTTCGGAACTGCTACGGATAGCTATGGTATTGATTGGGAGATTATGCTTATGCCGTGCAGGGCTCAAGGTTAGTTACCGTATAGTTAAGTACGGGGTTATTCTCCGTATTTAGCTATCTGGTCACTAGATTAGTGCCAGTAATAAAGTCTGATAGGGGCTTATGAAATGAATGAATTACAATTTGCGGGAAACGGTGAGCGCGTAACCGATAACGGGCACGGGCTTATGGTTGATGAGCACGGGTACTACGGTTACAACCAACACTTATCGGGCGCATATGTCTGCTATACATGCGGGCACTTATGCGAGGAGGAAACGCACGAACTAGCACTTGAAGGTATGGGGGTTTAGCTATGTCACACGAACACGCGTTAATAGAATGCCCAGAACACAAGGGCGGGTACGATTGTACCCCATTTTGCCCGACGTGTGAGGGTAATCAGGGCTATTGCTTAACTTGTCAGGCAGGGACGGAATGAGTACGGATTTTGACGACGACGGTACTATTACCCA